CAGCATCTATTGTTATGGATCCTTTACTAGCTAATGATATTCCTTTTTCACTCCACTGATATATTTCACCTCTCGAGATTGTCATAACTCTATCGGCTCGAATAATACATTGGCTTATATCCGTTCCCAATGTTCCATGTTCAAACAATTCTCCCATATCCATAGCTGAAGATCTCGGTTCACCCTTTTCATTTAATGGAAATGGTTTTAATTCTTTTAACTCTGGTATGTATTGACCGTTTGTTAGATATATTGCTGTTGGATCTGTTATCAAGTTATCTACATACCTGTCACTTGTATCTTCTGGTAGGCCATTACGGATGATTGTTATTGGTTTTTGATATGGAGGATCTGATTCTAGGTCTGGGACACCTCTCCATGTTTCATTAGCTCCTTCAGATAGGGTTGCTGATAATCGAATCGTTTGACCGAATCTACCACTCAACATTACATCTCCTTCATGCATGTTCGGAGACATCACCAACGTCTCTTCATTATTATCGTCGTTTAGAATCGCATTTGGCCGGAAGTCGTTTCCTAATATATTTCTATTTTCTTCATCTTCTGGGGGAGGAGTATCTGTGTTGGCTTCATATTCTGCTGCATCTCCTTTTGTCGCTTGAACTGTTATAAATTTTTTATTCCAAACATTACTACTAGCATTATGATTGATATCTCCTCTAATTGATAGTGGAGTCATATAAAAGTATTGTAATACTTCCTTCTCGTCTTGGTCTGGGCGTGTACTTGCTGCAGCTGGTCCTCTGACTATCAAAACATATTCATTCAATGTAGGTATGCTTACGAATAATGTATTTAATGGCCTAGCATACGATAACATGCTAAGTGGGGTATCAGATGGCTGTCCTGTTATTGGATCTAGTAATCTAAATTGGATTGTGCCAGCTTGATGTTCTTTATTTGGAGTAGTTATTACTTTACTTACTAACGCTAATTGCAATGCTCCTGACTTACCTCCTGCTCTGTCTTTAGCTGATCTAAAGTCTACCCCATTGACTGATGCTGCATCGTTGCTTTCAAATTGACCATAATATCCACTCATAGTCTAACTCGCTTTCGTCTTGATAGAATCTACAGCATCTGCTGCTGCGTCTTCCATTTCATTCATTGTATCTAATAATTGCTGCTTTTCACTATCGGTTAGTATAAGATCACCTCCTGCACTATCTACTCTGGACATTGCTCTTTGAACTACTGCAGCCATTTTTACTAGATGCTCATCGTTCTTAACTCCCACCTCTAAATATTCTTTAATTAGTGGTACAATAATAGTTGCATCTCCAATATTCTTAACCAACGGCTTTAACTCGCTGATTAGTATATTGATCTGCTTTTCTTTATTCTTTGTTGTCGTGTATATATCTTTTAGTAAAGATGAAAACGACTTTCCTTTGAATAGTTCTTGATCTTCAAAATTCATGTTGTATACTCCGATTCTTGATAATAAATATGGAGCTGGTTAGATTATTTGAACTTTGAATGAGGTATCCTGGTTAACGATCCGTATTCTGTGTATAGTGGATATAGATGTTGATAACTTCTTTTGATGGTATTCACTACCTTGGTTATATATAATGTTTTAACTCCCGTCATCTCTCTAATCATTATATACAATGCTTTTTTATTAAAGTTTTCTATATTCTCTCTAATTCTAAACAGTTCTAGTAAAGCATCAGCTATCTGTCTATCTCGAGTCTTGGAAAACTTCTTAAACAAATATACTTCCCAATATTCTATAAACTCATCAAAGAAATCTTTTATTTCCGTAACGCGGTTTTCTCTGAATATCTCATTTGTAACATTTCTATCCGTGTCAATTTTAATAACCGCAGCTTTTTGCTTCATGCGTGCATATTGTTTATTATTATTTATGATTAGATAGTTTTTAGCTACTATTGAGAAATAAGAAAACGCCTTTCCTTTTCCCTTCGTGAACTTGGGCATCTTCTCTATTAAGAATGCAACTACTTCGTGCTTAACGTCACTATGCTTTCCATCCATATAATAAAACTTAAATGTGTGTATTATATTTTCAGCTAGTTTATCAAAAGCCTTATATATAAATTCCTTATATACTCTATCTCTGAGAGATTGATTTTCTTCTGCCGTATATGCTATAATAGCATCTTCTACATTCTGATCGAAGTAGTATTTTTTAGTTCTCGGTCTACCACGTTTCTTTTTTAACTCTTTACGCTCTTTAGGAGTCAACGATGCTAACCAAGCTTTATGCTCTTCTTCTTTTCGAACCTTTTCTTTATAGTCAATATAGAATTGTTGTACTGGGCTAGTTGCTTGAATCATTTGAATCATCTTTCTCATCTTTTACTATTATACCTTCCAACTCTCGTACAAGCTGGTTGATTTGTTTATATATACTTCCTACATAATCATCTGATTTGAACATTCCTTTCTCATCAATGACATCTATCTCTGCAATGATCTTAGTAACGATCTGATTTAATCCATCTACCCACTTAGATAACTGATTTGAAAAGTCTTCATGTCGTTCCACCTTACGAAGTAAATTCCATATAATAAAAATACTTACGACGAGCAATACAGATAGTATTATTATTGTAACGATCATGAATCGTCTCCGAATAAACTTTTGAATGCATCTTTGGCGGAGGCAGCCGCGTCAGTCGAGAGCGCGCGATTTTTTGTAGCGCGAGTTGAGGTAGCGGGTTTTGAAACCTGTCCTCCATCAATAGCCCATTTCTCGTATTCGATTCTGGAAGCCATATGATCTGCATGATGTAATAGTATTGGCATGTGTGAAGTCATCTTTGAATCTTTCATGCTTGCTTTGAAGTATGGTTTATTCGAATCATCAAATACTCCATCGTGTAGTTTAATACCCATGTACTCATTATGAGACATTTTAATTCCCCAATCTTGTAATAAGAATATTGTTCTATCTGGAACCATCATGAAAGGTATCTCTGGATTGTTTGTATAAATCTTTCCTTGATTCTTTCTATGCCATTCACTAGGATTAGGTAAGTACTGTGCTCCTTCGCTCGTACCTATCTTTCCCAAGTCGTGATTGATTGCTGCGAATACTAATTCTTCTCTCGTGTAGTCTGTTGAGTTAGCACCCATACGATTCCACACTTCATATAATTCTATTGCACATTCCACTACTCTCAATACGTGATCCACATAACCACCTGGAAAGCAATTATGGAAATGTTCAAAGCTTGATGCTGGCATCATACTTATTCTGTCCTCATAGTGAGTGTAGAATTCCGTTAATTGTTTTTTACGTTCTCCGCTTATCTCTGTATCAATACATTCTAGTAAGCGTTCCCAATTTTGTTTAATTTCTTCTGCTGTCATATTAACTATCTATTTTTGATTTTACTTTTTTCCAATAACCTGCTGTCATTTCGTTTTGCATTCCACGAGGACCACCATTCCAACATCTTGCAATTTCTTCCGCTGTTGTTAATCCATAATGTTTACAATATATGTCAAACATCTTAATTGATTTATTTCTTAACCATCTATCATCGTATGTAAATCTTACATCCGATTTTTGTCTTCTTAATATTCTATTTACATCATCTACCATAGTTCTTCTGATTTGTAAACAACCTACTGCATCCTCTCCTGCGTTGTAAGCAGAATCGTTGTTACTACTTTCAACAAATATCAATGCTGATATTAGATGTGTAGTATTATTAGATATATTGAAATCCCATATTTGATTTTCCCACTGTAATGTATCTATTTCCAATATCAAACTATCAACTACGTTTGTTAAACTATCAGTTGTGTGATCTAAATCATTTTGTAGTTCTTCGATTTGATTTTCCATACTCCACGTTGTTGCTAACCATAACATTGCAATACTAATTATCATTAGTATTCCTGCTACTTGATCGTAAGTGTAAGTGTTTTCTTTTTTCATAATTATATTATTTGGTCAATAACTTTTATTTCTAATGCTTTATCAGCTGTTAGCCAGTAATCCGTTCTTTGTATCTGATCCCATTCCTCAGCTGATAATGTACTTTTCTCACTCAATATTGTATTAGACATTTTGTCTATTTCAGATACATGGTGTATACTTGCTTTAACATCAGCCTGTTTACCTTGTAGCCAAGTAGATGATTGGTGAAACATAATTGTTGAATGTTTACTAGCATATCTAGCTCCTGTTCCACTAGCCAATATGACTGCAGCTGCTGAGAAAGCTTTTCCTCTACATATTGTATTTACTGGAACGCTTAGTGATTTCATATAATCTATGATTGCCAACATTTCGTATACACATCCACCTTCTGAGTTAATTATCATATTGATCGGTTGATCGATAGTCTCTTCCGTTCTGTTATTTAATATAGTTCGAATACGAGTCATCATATCGAATAGCGTGTACCCATCAATCTCTCCAACTAAATAAATAACGCTATCCTGTATGTCGAATGCGTATGTTATTTCATTGAACGTTTCTTTATTAGAGTTATCTTGTTTAATATCCTCTTTTCTGATTGGAGTGGGTTTATCATCGTATATTGACATGCATTATCCCTTTAATATATCTTTCATTTTATCTGTGCTAGACTTTGTCGATCCAAACGCTTCTTTAATACTCTCCGCGCTGTATCCAAGAGATGCAGCTAGTCTCCTACACATTGTTTTGAATTCGTGTATATCTAAATCTTCTCTTACTTCTAGAACAACCTTCTGAGCTTCTTTAGAATATGTACCTCTAGTATATTCAATCTTATCCATTTGCTATCTCAACCTCATTACCATAATCACCCTTCACTCGTCTTCTAATACTACCATCGTCTGGGTTACGTTCGTATATGAATTTTTCTCCAAATTGTAGTTCTAATTGATCATCTTTCTTATATAGATAATCCATAACAGCTATCCAATCAAAGAACGGAGCTGATCCGAAATGGATCCATTCACCCTCAAACGTAGTCTGACCTCTATCAGATCCACCCATATCATCTATCAGATAATCACCTTTGTTTAGATTTTTATGATGTGATAGAATAAGTCTTTTACAAGCATTCTCGCCTAACCATTTTTCTACCCACAACCTCTTATCCATCCATGCAGATGGGTTATCCCATGGTGCGGTTGATAAAATATAAACATCGAAATCTTGGCATAATTTATTAAATGATTCTACTGCTCCTGGTAGTGGTTTTAACATCTCAAACATTCCAGGTATAAGATCCGGACTTCCCTTATACTCTTCATTCTTTCTTAGTGGGTGTAAAGCTGCTGCACCGCAGAAATCAGCTAGTACTCCATCCATATCAATATACATTATCTTTTTAGCCATAAGTCTTCCATTTTTATATTTATACTTAAATATACAAAATTATTTTGGATTATGCAACTAATTACTTGATTATTTTTTCCAGCTTGCGAATTTCTCTTTGTATCTCTCTAGCGGCTTTTTTAGTCTTAGCTCTATTTAGAGACTTCTTCAATTTATGATATGTAATCATAGCTTGTCGTTTGAGATTAGCTTTTTGAATCTTTGAGAGTTTTGGTTTGTTTGATTTCGGTTTCGGCGGTGTCGGTTTAAGCGTTCCTTTTAATTCTGGTTGCTCTTTGCCTTTATGAAATACATTACCATCTTTATCAACGAATTCCTTCATGAAAGCCCACCCTCTAGGCTTTCCAGATCCTTTATAACTTTTCAGTGGAGTAAAGGGAAAGTCCTTTTCATAATTTTCTCTGACGCACTCATGGCATGTAGTAGCTGTTGTTCCTTCCGTTGATGGAACATATTGTCCACAATCTCTACATTCCATATGTCTAACACCATCTATATGTTGCACGTCGTATTTTATGTCTTCTGTTTTCTTCATCTGTAACTTTTATTAAATATACATAATTTTTTTCAAACAACCAACTTTTCAATTACAAATTTGTAGATGGATGTTGCTTTCCATCTGGATCTCGCCAATTTCCACTAGGATATTTATACCATCCAGCTTTATGCCTAGCTGAAGATGTTGCTCTATCACCGTATAAATTATCCTCTTGCTCCTCATAGTGAAGTCCATCATTACCATTTTGTCCTATTACATTCATGCGCTCTTCTGCTTTTTCCTCATCATCTTTTACATAATGCTTTTCGACAAAATCTGGATATGTTAGATCTTCAATTACATCCTCCTCTTCTAGTGGAATTGGATATGGTTTATTAAATTCCATTCCTTCTGGTATAGACATTACTACTTCTGGATCCTTTCTTTTTATTTGAGCGAATGCCATATTGGATGCAACTACTAATGCTATAGCTAGAGGATCGAATACAAATATAATCATTAGCAAGAACCAATTAACAACCGTGTTCATATCCTTACCAGTCGTTTCAGCTAGATACTTTAATGGTCCCAATTCTCGCTCATCTTCATTAGATATTTCCTTTTCTAATAAAGCCATGTCCGTTGTTGAAATGGAATCTAATACCGCTTCTAGTTTTAGATTGATGTCATCTCTATCTGCTACTGTATTTTTTAGTTCAGCTTGCAATGCTCTTCTTGTGGAGCTAGATGTAGTTGTAATTACTTGTTCAGCTTCTTTATCATAGTATGATACTGAACCAGGATTTGATAACGATATTCTTAATTCTGATATTGATTTGTTAAGTTGAGTCTTTTCAATATTGAGGTCTTCTTTCGTTTCTTGAAATCTAATTTGCTTTTGATTTAGTATAGCTAACGACTTATCTAACAACTCAGACTTTGTTGCTGTTGATTGATATGCTCCAGATAAGAATCCATAAATACCTCCGGAGGTAATTAACATCAATACTAACACTGCTATTGACAGATATGCTCGTAGAGCTTTATTTATAGTGTCCCAATATTGATACAATAGCGATGCTGTGACAAGTTTGGCAAACTCCAAAGAGCCGGCCATTATAATAACTTGTGTACTCGCACCAGCAAATAACTTACTCAATCCAAAGACTGAGTAGAATGCTGCTGAGCCAGATACAGCTAGTGCAGAAATTCCTATCAGAATCGGAAGAAGGTGCTTTTTCATAATTGATTTAGCCTTGGTTTAATTGAACCCTAGCTTCGCATTCTTTTACCAATTGTCTTGTTTGTCTTAATTTATCGACAGTTAATTCAACGGTAATTTTTTTATCACGTAGTCCTTCTAGGATAGTGAATAATAATTGATCTGCTTGGTTCAGTTTTTCTTGTACTTCTTGCTTGTAGTTCATAGTTTTTCTCCTTTATAACTTTTATTCATATAATATACATATGTATGTTTATGAAAAAAGAATAGAGCATTTCTGCTCCATTCCGTATAACTCCAGTAGGTTGGATGTCATTTACTTGTCTTTAGTACCAAATTTACACTTTAACCAAATACGTTCATGGAAGTAATATAGAATAAATTTAGTAAATAATTCTAATGCTCCAATCTTTAAGCCTACTGTTGCACTACCAGTTATGATCCATCCTAGAGCCATTGTGTCCAATGTTCCTACGATTCGCCAGCTGATTGTCTTTAGTAGACTTCTTAATTTAGTTACGTTCATTCGATACCTTCCTTTATTTAATTGTAACCGCCTTTGGCTTACTTTCCTCTGAAAGTGGTACTCTTACTTTCAACAATCCATTAGCCATCGTTGCTTTTATTTTGGTAAGATCGAATTTCGGACTTACCTTCCATCCCATATCAAAGCTTCTCCTAGCTATACCTTTATGAATATAGTCAGGTGCTTCAACATCTGATGGGTTTGATTCTACACTTGGTTTTTTATAAGCAACCTTCAAAGTATTGCTTTCTATTGTGATATCTATATCACTTTTTTCCAACCCGACGCATGCAATGTCAAAACATAGTTCGTCCTCTTGTAGAAATACATCTACTGGGTAACTAGGTTTCTGTTCCTGCAATCCGCGGAACGATGCTTCGCCGTCAAAAAAATTTCTGAATAATAGGTCCGTTGGAAAGAACCTCTCTTGAAAGAGTGTTGTCATATTTAATCTCCTTAAATGATTTTATGTTAAGACACCCAACCTACTGTATTAGTTGCCTTCAATAATAAATATGTACGTATGTACTTTTTCCTGTTTTTTATTTAATCTAAATCTATACTCAACGAATTTGTTTCCATGGCTCTCCATTAGATCTTTCATCTCCTTGAGCTTTGGCAGATTTTTAGCTGATAGCGCTACCATGTTGTTTACCATAGTAACGTTAATCATATCTGATTCGATCATTCCCTTTAATCGTTTAGTATCCTTCACAGGGATTTTTTCTATAGGCGCTTGAAAGTCTGGTATTATATTATCTTTCAATTTTATATCACCAGACTCAATCCACTCCTCTATATTTTTGAATGCTTTATCTTGGCGCTTCTGAGGTAGACGATCTAACCATTCCCAGATTTCTTCTTCTGAGAACATCCAGAATTCTGAGTCTGGATTTAGTACATCTTCGATAGTCCATTTGTCTTTTGCCATGTTTAACATCCTATTTTAATATTACCAACCTCCACCGGGCTTTAACGACTTGCCCTATTAAATGCCGTTGGGTCAGGGTGCCTAAGCCGCCATTGCCATTTCAACTTGTTCGCCAGTTACGCGTTGACCTTCCTCTTATCCTTATCACCCTGTCAAATCCAGTCACCCCCATATCATTGTTCTATTTAGTGGAGGTGGAGGGTATCGAACCCTCGTCCAAAAGTGCAGCTAATAAAAGTACTAGCGGTCATTATCATCTTCAATATCCCAATTGGGATCAAAATCCATAAGATCTGCAGGCAACCAATTAGATAATGCTTTCTGTATGGATTTGAGTCCACTTTTAGATTTCTTTATCTTAACTAGTTCTGCACATCTCTCATACATTTCTATGTCAGGTGCTGAATAATATTCAATGAGTGTTTCTATTAACTCATTCATATCAGTATCATCATCCATTGGATTGATGATCATAAGCACCCTACCTTTCCTTACTGATATAGAATCGTAAGTATCTTGTTTAGTGATCAATCTATACATATTGTCCATAGCTTCTTCGTCGATCAAATCGACGTTTGCAGGATCGTTTATGTCATAGTTATGTTTCATCTTCTGCATATAAATATCTATTAGTAAGTGTTAACTTTGTTCTTTTATTAACTTTTGCAATTTAGAATGCTTGTGATATAATTCATTCATTTCCTTTAGTTGATCTGGATTGATTATCTTAATACTTTCAATTCTGAATATGATATCTTGCACATCCATTAAATCGCACTGCATTTTATCAGCATCAAAATTAGCAGATCCTTTAGAGTCTTTTATATTATCTTTAATTAAAGATAGTAATAATTTGCCCTTCTCTAGGACCTGCTTAATTTTATTTCTAGTGAATGCATTGGATGGATCCATTTCACTGAACATATTATTCAATGCATTCTTTAACGACTCTACGTCTTTTGTTTCGCCGAGCTTTTCTAATGCTGTATTACTTGATGCTTGGTTTAGCAACTTTGTTCCCATTTGTTCTAGCTTTTTGTGAACGCTTGTTTTTATAATATTTTCTTTTGCCATTACTCGGTTTATTTGATTTATTCAAATACTCTTTTAGAAATTTATTTACCAACTGCTGGTCATATAACATTCCTTTAATGTCAGTTGCTGACCTCATTGTTAATAAATATGTAGCAGCTGCACCAATTAGTGCACCTACTACAAGTGTTAATATTGTTTCCATTAGCTCATTCTCCTTGATTCTAGACCTTTATTTGCAGCCATTGGAGTTTCTACTCCTCCCAGTCGTTGGCTAATACGAGCCGCATGCTGAGCATCTTGACACGTCTCAATAATTCTAGACATTTCTGTATACGTCAGGTCAATGTGTCCACACTTACCTAAGAATAGAGTAGCAATCAGAGGCATCTTAGATCCGTCAGGAAAGAATGCATCTCCTTTCTTTAATTCATACCTGATGTGATCCCAGGTCGGTCCATACTTCTTTCTATTGAAAGGTTTGTTTTGATTGTGGATAGTTGGTTTACTTCTCGAAAATTGTTTTCTTTTCTTCGCCATTTTAATTTAGTACGTAGGGTGTACAAGCCGGTCTTAGTTAAAAATTAGTTATTAAATATATCGTCCTCATGGACGGTTTCATCACCAAAGAAGTTTTCCATTGCTGCGGTCAACTCCATTGCTTTTTTGTTTGCTTTGAATGCCTTACCATTACCAGATATAACTTTATCTGCATGTACGCAGACTGCAGCTTGTTCCCAAGCTTGAAATACTGAAGTAGCTGGAGGCATTAGATGTTCTTCACGGATTACAGATTTATTATTTCTATCTAATACAGTATATGTACCATTTGAGTTCGAATGGGATTTAGCCTTAGGACTAATTCTTCTTACTTTCTTTTGAAGTTTCTTGAACTTTAATTGTTTAGCTGAATAATCTATTGGTTGCTTATAAGCCATGTTGTTTGTTTTTGTTATTACTACTTTAGTGTTTACTAAAGTTTATCTTTAATATACTAAATATTTTCCAGAAAGTCAACAGTTAGTATGTTTTATTTTAAGATTTTTTCTTATTGAATTTTCTTAGATTTTCTTCCAGCTTATTGTTTGGGCTATAAGCTTCTGCTATATAGTTTAATATAGTCCATGCTAAACATATTACTATAATTCCTACAAATGTCATTCCGAATATCACTGCGATTGTATCCATCATCTTATTTATTTTTTGAATTTACTTTTAATTTTATACATTACATATCCTACTACGGGTGTGCCATACAATAAGGTTAGCAAACTAGGATGTGGCTCACCACACGCTCCTGTTAAATGTTTTAGAAACTCTATCATACTGTTCTTCCGTTTTCGTACACAAACTTTACAGTTGGAAATCTTAAAGAATGTTCTCCATCCTTATTAGTAGTTTCCTCAAAGTATTGTACTGTTATTGTTTTACCTAATAGGTCTTCAGGATTGTAGAAGTACTTTATTCTCTGTTCTTGAGACCATCCCGATCCTACCTTTACTATATTACCTTTGTGCTCTATCTCTACAGCAGCAAGCATTTCTCTTTCCGTTTCTAATCCAGTGACACTATCTATAACTCTATGCCTCTCTATTATTAGATTGTTAACTGTATACTCTGCATCATGGAACTTCTTAACTTTTAATAGGCTGTTAGTTCTCTTACCTTCATATCCAACATCCTCTCTAATCATAAGACCTTCCCAACCTTGTTTAGAAGCTGTTGTGCATAATGATTGGAAATGTGCATCAGTTGTAATTGGCCATTGCTCTAATATACTAACATGATCCAAGTTCGATATACCAATCGTATTGTTGTAGTACTTAACACAAGCGGCTATTCTATCTTGCAAAGGAACAATACTACATTGACTGAAAAAGTCTTCAGCTGTAATCATATCAAATATCTTAAACATTGGATTATCTATCTGATGATCTTTTCTCTTAATCTGTTTCATAATACCTTGGAAGTCTTCATTACCATCTTCATCCATTAGACAGATCTCTCCATCAAACACCACACCGTGAAGATCATTTGTTTCACAGAAGTGTTGAATATCATCTTGAATCTTTTGTAATGTTTCAAACTCATTACCTTGTCTAGAATATAACTTTACATTACAATCTTCATCTACTAGAGCTAAACATCTTACACCATCTAACTTCCTAGATGCAAACCAATGTTGTGTTTCGAAATCAACCTTCTTAGCTTGCTTGTCATACGGTTGCGCTAATGCAACTTTGAACTCAGGAATCAATCCTGGTATTGCTTTATTGATACTAGAGTCAGTTCTAGTCTTTAGATTCTTATCTATGATACACCAAAACAATTCTTTGTAAGGATTGTTATGAACCTCTTCTCCAAAATCTAAACCATCTGCGTAAGCATTACAAGCTGCAATAGCATCATGCCCAGTAAGCTCTCTATTAGCTAGCTTATCAAGTAATACAAACAAATCAAAATAAGTATCAGCTACTAGATCTGAATTCTTTTTACAGTTCTTACTTGTTACGTTATACTTCATAAAAGGATTGTAAGTGTAGTGTAATACGTTCTTGATAAACTCATTATCTTTATACGATTTGATTATATCAATCTTTTCGTTCTTTGAGTTTGTATTGTTTAACTCTGAGACAAATCCAAGTAGATCTTGGAAGTTGTCGTTAATGTTTTTCTGTAGTGTGTCAAGTTCAGCAGCTCTTACCTGCTTCCTTATTTCTTTCATTTGTAATTTATCCATTCTTTATTTTTTATTTTATTTAACTCTTTATCTTTACAAGATAAAGATACGTATTTTATTCCATATATGCAACAGTTTGGACGATTATTTTTCCAATTGTTCATAACTATTTTCCAAACTTTAATCCATATCTCATCTGTTCTATCATAAGATATTTTTTATTTACACTCTTAATACCATGCTTCCTTTCAAGGTATCTAGCGACACCTCCAAAGCTCCAATTGGCGATGAATGCTTCCTCTAGATCTTTCGGATCCCATTCTCTAGTACGAGACTCAAACCCATGACGGATACAGAATGTATCTGTCTGCGAATGACAGTTGGGACATAACAATTGTAAATTATCTAGATGGTGATTCTCTGGATTGCCATCAATGTGATCTATCTGTAAGATCATCAATTTGTTATTGTATTCAGTAGATATTCCGCACCCCGCACATTCATACGGAATGAGCTTATGTTTAAGGATCGGCCACCACATCTGTTGACGGGTAGCTCCACTATTGAGTTTGAACATGTCCATATAATGTTCGAACCTTACATGTTTCTTTCTAGGTCGTCTCATCATTTAAGAAATGTTGTCCAAACTAAATTTTTAGATTCGTACTGATGCCAATACTCGTTACATTTTTTCATTCTATATTGAGGTATTTTATATTGGTCATTAGCTCTACATAAACGCTCCAACTCAGTAACATCCTTAATTGCATCATCAGCAGCATCCCAATCTTTTTCTGCTACAGCTGGACCTACTTGCTTCCAACGCTCTATGCGTTCAAGCAGTTTATATATCTTACCTAAAAATTTGTGTCTTCTCATCTACTTTGTTAATTCTCCAAATACATCTTTACCAATTTTGTATATTAGAAATATAAATCCTAATACCAAAAAATTATCCATCGTGTCATTGATGCTTTGCAATGTGGTTAACACATCAGCCATCTCGGCTATATTTACCTTACTATTTATATCAAACATAATTTCTCTTTTAATCTTTTTACGTGTTTACATTCTTGAAATCTTCTAAAGGTAGCGGCTGGGCATTCGCAACTGAAGTCGTCGTTAGAAGTTCTGACTACAGTGTAGTACTTCAGCTTACCAGTCTTCTTGTCGCGTGAGCCCATCTCACTATATTTCCATCTCTCCATACTACTGTATGTTTTCAGATTCGTTAGCCCATTCCATATCTTGCTCTAACGAACATTCTATCTCTACAGGTTTAGTTGCATAGTAATAGAACTGAGCCCTTCCAGGGATGTCAGCTTCTACTCTATTGATAATACCTTTCTTCAAACCTCTACGAAGCATGTCAGCATATTTCTTATTTGAACCGAACGATGTATTCCTATCATATCCGAATGCTGTTTTTGTAATTTCGTTTTCTGTCATCGGTCCCACTGCTTTAAGAACTTGAACCATTGTCTTTACTGAATTGTTTGCCATTTTTTATTTACTTTAATTATTTATTATTTACTATTTACCTCCCTAAGTGAGAAGCTACTTTTACTCCTAATTTAACTGACCATAGTTTTCTAACGATTGGTCTACCACCGTCTCCATCACCATCCTCATCCTCATAACAATCAACCGATGCATCAATACCAATGTTGGTAAGTATATCAGTTATAGTTTCTGCGTTGAGTTTATTACTCACTTTAAGATAAGGCTCCTTCCAAAGATTACCATCTTGATCTGAACAGCTTGTGAATTTAACTTGATACGTCAATCCAGGATCACCATAATCTATTATATTCTTTTTAATCGAATCTATATATTCATCTATACTAGCCCATCCATCTAATTCTGGAATCCAGATATCGTTGTTTAATTTATTCATATCTTTATTATATTAAGTCAATCATATTCTTTGGTACATTCATTATACCTTTCGCACCAAAATCAATCTTACATTTTGTTTTGTTGATCTTTAGAATAGTACCTATAAATCCTCTAGTCTTGTTATGATCTACATAACAAGTATCTCCTTCATTAAGAATACTATCCAGCCCACCTTTCAGATCTATCATCTGAATAACTTGCTTCTTTAACTCATTTAATTCCATTACCGTTAGTGTGTGTAAATTTTCCATTTTTATTTTTTTTTAATTTATTTAACTCTTTATCTTTACAAGATAAAGATCCCCCTTTTTATCCATATATGCAACGATTTATCGATTTATTTTCAAATTGTTCATAACTTTTGTACGACGGTACCAGTTAGGTTTAGATGCTATCCGTTCAGCAATTCTCTGACGTACTATCTTCTGTTCATCAAGTGATGGCATCCAATCGTTATATAGCTCTGGAGGGAATACTTCTTTAGGAAACTTTCTGTTAGGATCTGGATTGAATCCACGAGCCTTCATCTCATCTATAAGTTCATCATATCTCTTATTAAGATATAATCCTTTATCATAAAAGAAATACACATGACCTGTGTTAAGTGTAAATCTCTTACTAATCTTTGATCTACGTAAGCCAACCTTACTGCTCAGCGTACGCTTGAGTGAACCTGGCACCATTGTAATCTCTCTGTATTCTGCTATGAGATGTTGGTCGGTTAACTCGGATGGTGATATAATATTTATTCTTGTCATATATTAACTATACAATTTTTTTTCCACACTAGCAACATTTTTCCTACAATATTCAAATAGCTGTTTAGTATTACCGTTGAACGACTCCATGATATGAGCTATTACATCTGTACCTGTATAGAAGTGTTTAGCAAGCGACTCACGGAGTAACGCTAATCTATTCTGTTCAGTATTCATTGCACTCTCGAATAACTTGTTATATCGCTTCATATACCTTCGTCGTATATCTGTATAAAGATTATCAGTCTTTGGATCTTCATTACCCTTATACTGA